ACTCACAACACTAACTCCTTTAAAATTTTACTATATTTTTCCTTATCATTATTTAGGAAAGGCTTATATTTTTTAATTCTAAGACTGACGGATTCCCACACTGGATCTATAAGCTTTTTATCAAATTTTTTAACATACCCGAGAATATTATCTAGAATAACCATCGTTTCTATAGAAATGGCTTTTTGTAGATATTTTTTTAGAATATCTGGATGAGAACTGCCCACAATTTCAAAAAGTTGATTGAAGTTGTCTTTACGGACAAAAACCTCACTTTCTGTCTTAAACATATAGGTAAGACTTTGAGCTCTCTTCATCCAGTTTGAATAATTTTTATCACCTGAGTCAATAATTTCACCGATCCATAGACGAGATGGATCATCACATTCTATGAAACTTGCAAGAAAGTAATGTTTAATTTCTTCATCGCTTTTTTGTCTAGATATTCTTTCAAAGAAATAACGATCTTTTCTTTTATTGAAAGAATCTGTTGAGGCTCTAGACTTTCCACAATATTGAAAGTAATCGTAGTTTGGTTTGGTGAAATGATTCTTGAACGCCAGGTATGTTTTATATACCTCGATTGGCGTCATTAGAATACTAGTTTAGCTCGGGTAGTTTTTTTGAGAAAATTTAATTGTGTTGCTTCACTTTTTAATTTTTCTTTCAGTGGTTTTGGAATTAACTTAGATACCGACTCAAACTCAATTGAATTTTCTTCACAATAAGTAACGATAGCTTCAATATAATTAATATTAGATGTCATTACAAGATTTTCAATATCTTGTGCAAATTTAGATTGACAGAGAAACTTTTCTTTTATGAGTGAATTTACATCCTCAGTTTCCCCAATTGTGTTAGGCATAGGACTCTGTTTTGTGATTGACGAACTCTCTAATATATTTGGTAAGAAGCTTAATATAGTAATCCTTGTTTCTTTTTTCATAGATAAAACACTCTCCGTTGTCAGCGACCATAATGGTAATCAATTTTTGGACTGGAATACCAGTCATTTCATAATACATACAAGCGTATGCTGTTTCCTGAACGAAATAGTTTTCAACCCATTCCTCTGGTTTTATTTTTTTTGAAGTCTTGAAGTCAATGACTGCGAGTTCTCCTTCGTACTCTGCGATGCAATCTACTCTTCCCGCAAGTCCTAAGTATTCACTATATAGAGATTTCTCTAAAGCGTGTATATTATTTATACGATCTAAATAGGGTTTGGCAGCAAGAAAAAGGAACTTTGTTACAGGTAGAGGCTTATACGTGTCAATATCTTCATTTAACAAATATTTTTCAACTAAATCATGAAATCTAGTTCCACGTTCTGTTGCAACTTTAGTTATTTTGTTGGCTTCCTCTTCACCAACTTTTTTACGCCAGTTGATAAATGTTTTTCTATTATAAAAACTTGTAATAGAAGTGATTGATGGATATAGTTTTCCGGAAGGCACTCTATAGAACCGAGTGCCTTCGATAGTTTGTGCCTCCAAGTCAACTTCTTCTTTTAAATAATCTAAATGAACAAACATTACATACCTAAAGCTAATTTCGTTACGATGTAATTTTTAACAAGTCCAGAACGAACAATATCATCAACACCAAATTCTATAGTGGAAAAATCAAAGGTCATTGCATTAATAATTTTCATAAAATCAAGAATACCATTTTTTTCATGAGCTTTGATTAGGTCTGATTGTGTTGCATCTCCACAAAAAACAATCTTACTATTTTCACCTATACGAGTAATTATACTATCTAATTCATGAAAATTCAAGTTTTGCATTTCATCTACTAAAACGACTGCATTATCAAGAGTGGTGCCTCGAATAAAACTAGTGGACCAGAATGAGATAGTTTCTTGAGATTTAAGATTTCCATATAACATGTCAAAATCTCCATCAGAAGACATTTCGAACATATACTTACACATGTTCTTATAAGGAATCTGATAGAGAGAAGATTTATCCTCATGATCTCCAGGAAGGAAGCCAATTTCTCGTGTGGCTACAAGTGAACGAACGATATAAACTTTTTCATACGGAGTTCTTTCATCAAGAACATCCTTAAGTGCAAGATATAATCCCACAAATGTTTTGCCAGTTCCTGCAGCTCCGTAAGCAAAAATGTTTTTTCCTTTTGCGTATTCTTCAAAAAAAAGTTTTTGATTGTCAGTCAATGGTGAAATATCTACCATTGAATCAGTATTGATTGGTTTTTTGCGCCTCATTTGTTTGGCACTTATTCCAACTCCAATATTGCCGTTAGATGCCTTTCGTTGTCTTGCCATTTAAATTTTCTTCACGCGAGAGCCAGGTGCTTGAGAAGCTTTACCAAGAACATCATTCCAGCCTGGATTTCTGGAAATCAGTTTATCTTTCCACTCACCGATTTCACCGGCGGAGGCGCATCCTTCCGGCCAATCTCGTTTCCATTCGGGATTGTCTTGATACCATTTAGAAATGTCGTGAACACTCATTTCAATTACTTTTTTTTCACCAGTCTCTTTATGGACTATTGGATATATTGCCATTTGTTATTAATAATATATGTGATTATTTATTGAGTATTTTTTGAGCAACATAATGTTGAGGAGATACCTGATCTATGTTCCATTTTACCACAGAAGGAACATAATAACTACTGTTTTCTTTTAATTTATATTTTCTGCAATTGATTCTATTATGTCGTTCTAAAATCATTTTATGTACAACACTATCATTTTCGACATTATTGTATTTTTTAATGTGTTCTCTAACTGTGTTTTCGAAATTTTTATTTTCATTAAATGCTTTAAAATTTTCTATTCTTTTTGTTACTCCATGAGGTAAAGAAAAAAGAGTTTTTTCTTTAAATTTAATTTCTATATGTTTTAATCCCAGAAGTAATAGTCTTTCATATAACTCAGTATCTTCCCAAGCAACATATGTGTCTATATTCTCATTATATCCACCAATTTTAAAATAATTTTCCTTTGTTATGTACAAAGTTCCCCACAGAGGTTTAAGATATGGATAGTGTTGAAATTGGTCAGCTCTAGAAATTTTATGTTGATCATAAAAACTCCACGATTCATCAGTACCAGTTAAAAATGTTTGATCATTAATAGTATGATGATCAAAAAAATTAAAATATGGATTCATCACCGTATCCGAATCCAATTTCAAAATATTATCGGTTTTAACTAAAGATGCAGCTAAGTTGAGTGGTTGAGGTTGATTAAAATATGGTTCGTTTTTTACGGTAATAACTTTGATTCTACTGTCCAATTCAGTTAATTGAAATATTGGATCAGTGGAATTCCAGTCAGTTACAATTATTTCATCTATTTCATCAAACTGAATCCACGAAGATATGGATACAGCAAGAGCCTTTCCTCTATTTCCACATGCAGATATTACAGAAACAGTCATACTTTTACAGCTTCATATAATTGATCTGTGAGTTGAGTTATTTTCCATTTGTAAATTGGTTCACAATAAAAATCAATATTACTAATAATTTCTAAACTTTCTGTAGATAAATGGCCTAATGTTTTATATTCTTCAAACATACTCATCATTTTGTGAAGTATTGGTTTCTCTTGTTTATTTTTATTCCTACACAACTCCGCCATATAGTTATAAAACTTATCTTCTTTAAGATCTGTTTTACTCTGAGTTAAGATACTGTTTACATTTTCAAAAGACTCAAAGTTTTTTACTCTATCTTTATCTGTATGTGCAATATGTAAAGCAGATAATTTGTGAATATCTATAGACCTTGGGTTAAGACCATATGACATTAATCTCATACACAGGTCATCATCTTCAACTGCATAGTACTTACCAAAATTTTCATCGTACCCACCAACTAATGTAAAAATTTGACTTTTCACATACAATAATCCCCAGAGTGGACATAAAAAATAAGCATCCATACCCTTCATATTGACGCCATTACATCCATATATAAAGTCATTTCCATCATTTTTATGCAAGTCAAAAAAATTAAAATATGGATTTAATATATGGTCACAATCCAATTTTAAAAGATATTCACTTTTAACTAGAGATGCAGCTAAGTTAAGTGGTTGAGGTTGATTGAAATATGACTCGTTTTTTACAGTAATTATTTTTACTTTTTTACTTAATAGAGTTAGATGCTCAATAGGCTTATCTGAATTCCAATCAACTATTATTATTTCATCTACTTCATCAAACTGAACCCATGAAGCCGCAGATATTGATAAAGCCTTACCTCTGTTTTTACATGCTGATATTATTGAGACGGTCATTTTATTGATTTATTTCAGAATCAGGGACTTAAGCGGGCCCTATGTAATCTTTTTTCCTCATAATACTCCCAGACATTTGGAGACCAAGATTTAAGTTCGGGAACAAATGCGTCACATAATGCCTGAATCTCAAGCTGAGCATCAAGTTTAGAACGCAAATCCATAAAGTGAAGAACGGAACGAAGATTAAAAGAAACCACGAAGTTCTGTCGAATTGCCTGCGGAAGATAATCTCGTATATGTTCTTCACACATACCCTGCTCGTAATACTCAGCATACTCGTCACACTCGCTTAAAATCCTCCCTAACTTGCGTTGACGGTGTTCTTCGGTCCATTCATACTTCTTACCCTTACGGTTGGTGTAGAACCCCACAGGCCTCACATAGAAGACCTCCTCAACATTAAGTTCTCTCTTGGAAACCTTGACGACACGCCTTCCG